ATACACGGCGCTGCCAGAAAGCTGGCGCAAAGGTTTCGAGCCTGCGCGTACGGTCCGGACCGGCAAACCCAAGTTCCGCTTGGTGCTGGGCGAGGAGGTGCGCTGATGGCTATTTCTCTTGCATCTCTGCGCACCAGTTCGGTGCTCCAGCCGCCGCGCATCCTGATCCACGGGGTTGCCGGAGTAGGCAAATCGACGTTTGCATCTGACGCGGGCGCGCCGGTGTTCATTATGACCGAGGATGGTCTCGGCAAATTGCAGGTCCCGCATTTTCCGTTGGCGACGAGTTATGCCGAAGTTGCACAAGCGCTCGACGCCTTGCTGGAGGAAGATCACGACTACGGCACGGTCGTCGTTGATAGCGTCGACTGGCTGGAGCCGCTGATCTGGGCTGAGGCGTGCAAACGCAATGGTTGGCAGTCGATCGAAACTCCGGGCTTTGGCAAGGGCTACGCAGAGGCTCTGACCATCTGGCGCGAATATCTCGACAAGCTGAATGCGCTGCGTGACCGCAAAGGCATGGTGGTTATCCAGATCGCCCATACCGACATCAAGCGGTTCGATAGCCCGGAGCACGAACCCTACGACCGGTATGTGATCAAGCTGCAGACCCGCGCCTCGGCGCTGCTGCAAGAGCATTCGGATGTGGTGCTCTTTGCGAACTATCAGATCTCGGTCGCCAAATCCGATGTCGGCTTCAACAAAAAGGTGACCCGGGCGCTCGGGTCCGGTGCGCGCGTTATGCACACCGAAGAGCGTCCCGCGTTCCTCGCCAAGAACCGTTACGGCCTGCCGGACACTCTGCCGCTTTCGTGGTCAGAGTTCCTGGCAGCCATGCCCCAATCCCAATGATTGCCTTGAAAGGATACGACCATGGCACGTTTTGATACGTCCTTTGACGCCACCAGCGTTGAACCCACCACCCCCTATGAGCTGCTGCCCGCAGGTAAATACCGCGCTCAGATCGTCGAGAGCGAAATGCGCGTGACCCGCAACGGTACGGGCCAGTTTCTCTGGTTGATGCTGGATATTTTGGACGGCCAGCATAAAGGCCGGAAGATCTTTGATCAGCTGAACCTTGTGAACCCGAACCCGACCACGGTCGAGATTGCACAGCGGACGCTGTCGGCCATCTGCCATGCGACGGGCCGGATGCATGTCAGCGACAGCGAGGAGCTGCACCTGATCCCGATGACGATCCAGGTGAAGATCAAGCCGCCGAAGAACGGTTACGGCGAGAGCAATGCTATTGCTTATATGCCGCCTGAAATTGGAGGCGCTACTGCAGCCGCCGCAAAGCCAGCCGCAGCCCCAGCAGCACCGACCTCAACGCAGGCCGCTTTCGCACCGCCCAAGATGGCCTCCGCGCCCTGGAACAAGAAGGTCTGATCAATCGCGCTGCTTCGCATCCCTGACTGACGGGGCAGCGCTCAAACACATCTGAGGATATTCCTATGACTGACCTGCATAACGCGGCCCCTCGGGCCGTGATCAGCCCCGGCTTGCCTGATGACCAGCGCCGGTTGATCGAACTCGACGACGATATTGCCAAGATCCGCACGCAGATTGCGACTGCTGATCTGGCACGCCAACGGGGGCAAAAGCCCATCGACCCTGATTGGTTCCACCGGGCACGGACCGCGCTGCGCCACCTGTGCCGTGAACGGGCAGAATTGCTTGCCAAAGGCACTGGCCGCCGTCGCCGCGAAAAGCTGAAAGACGCGCTGATCGGCGTCCTGCGCGAGCGCCATGACCCGGACACTTGGAGCGGCATTCTGGCTGAGGCCCAGGCCCGCAGTGAACGGGAGGGCTTGTGATGGCTGATCTTCCCGCACCACCTACGCCGACACTGTCGGCGATCTACGCCGATTACGAGGCCCGCCAGGGCGATGGCTTCCGCGACCATCTCGGCGCATCCATCATTGGTAAATCCTGCGCACGCGCGCTCTGGTATGATTTCCGCTGGGTGACGCCGTCACGCTTTTCTGGCCGCCTGCTGCGTCTGTTTGAGACCGGCCAGCTGGAAGAGGACCGTATGGTGCGCAACCTGCGCGCCACCGGGGCCACTGTTTTGGAGCTAGACCCCGAAACAGGACGGCAAATCCGCGTGGAGGCCCATTGCGGTCATTTTGGCGGCTCGCTGGATGGCGTCGCACTCGGTCTACTTGAGGCGCCGAAAACCTGGCATGTGCTGGAGTTCAAGACCCATGGGGTCAAGAGCTTCACTGAGCTGACCGCAAAAGGCGTGGTGCTGTCAAAGCCACAGCACGCTGCACAGATGCAGATCTACATGCACCTGACCGGTATCACCCGCGCGCTCTACATGGCGGTCTGCAAGAACACGGACGCGCTGCATATCGAACGGGTTGAGGCCGATCCTGCCATGGCGGAACGCCTTCTGGAAAAGGCTGGCCGGGTTATCTTCGCCCAACACCCACCAGCGCGTATCAGCGAAGATCCGGCTTGGTTCGAATGCCGGTTCTGTGATCACCATGGGGCTTGCCACGGGGGTGGCGGGGCCGCTGTGACTTGTCGGTCCTGTCTGCATTCCACCGCTGTCGATGGCGGATGGCACTGCGCGCGGCACGACAGAATGCTGGCGCCGGCTGAGCAGCGGGCCGCCTGCGGCAAACATCTCTTCATCCCCGATCTCGTGCCGGGTGAGGTCATCGATGCGGGAGACGACATTGTCACCTACCGCATGAACGATGGCGCTTCCTGGTCAAATGACGCCCGCAATACGGAGGCCGCACAATGAGAGCGGCAAGTATTCGTGTTGGTCAGAAATTTGGTCGGCTCACAATCATCGCAGATAGCGGCATTCGGAGCGGAAGGGGCGAAATCTCCTGGCTTTGTGTGTGCGATTGTGGGGCCGAGCACCGCGCCACCACCGGGAATTTGAAATCCGGGAGTGTTCGTTCCTGTGGATGCCTCGCACGCGAGATGTCTTCTGTGCGGCAAAAACAAAGGCGCCGCCCGCCAAAGACCTGCCGGTTCTCAGACTGTGAAGCGACGATTGCGAAAGGCGCGAAAGGATACTGCGGCAAGCACGCCCAGAGAATTCGTCGATATGGCGACCCAAGCTACGTCACGCCAAGCTCGGTCGTTCGGGAGCATATGCGTGCAGCCCAGTTGCGCCGCTTTCCGGTAGTGAAGCCATCAACTTATCGAAAGCTTTTCGGTCGCCACGAACATCGCGTGGTTGCCGAGGAAAAGCTCGGCCGGACCCTGAGGCCGGATGAGCACGTACATCATCGAGATCACAACCGGCAGAACAACGCTCCGGACAATCTGGAAGTGCTGCCCGCGCGCGAGCACCTGGCTTTGCACGCCGCGCTGAGGAGGAAGCCAAAATGCTGACTTTGAGACCCTATCAGGAGGCTGCCATTGCGGCCATCTACAAGTACTATGGCGAGAATACTGGAAATTGTTGCATTGTGATCCCAACCGCCGGGGGCAAGTCGCTCGTAATGGCGTCCTTCATTGAAGGGGTGCTGCAGGCGTGGCCGGATCAACGCATCCTGATCGTGACCCATGTGCGCGAATTGATCGCCCAAAACCATGCCGAGATGATCGGGCTTTGGCCAGAGGCACCGGCGGGCATCTATTCGGCGGGTCTCGGCAAACGTGAGGCGCAGGCCCGCGTCCTGTTTGCTGGCATCCAATCAATCCATCGCCGCGCCCATGAGATCGGCCACACCGATCTGGTGTTGATTGATGAGGCCCATCTGATCCCGGGCAATTCCAGAACGATGTACAGACGCTTTCTGGATGCTCTGCAGGCGATCAATCCTGCGCTGAAGGTGATTGGCCTCACTGCCACACCGTTTCGCACTGACAGCGGCATGCTGCATGAGGGGAAGGACGCACTCTTCACCGACATTGCCTATGAGGCGCCGGTACGCGATCTGATTGACGCAGGGTATCTGAGCCCACTGATCTCTAAACAGCCCAATACGCGGCTCGACGTCTCGAAGGTCGGCACACGTGCGGGCGACTTCATTGCGCGCGATCTGGCAGCCGCGGTCGATGAGGAAGCGACCACGAGGGCAGCCGTAACCGAGATAATCACCCATGGAAAAGACCGCAAATCCTGGCTGGCCTTTTGCTCTGGCGTGGATCATGCGCGCCACGTCGCCGAGGAGTTCGGGCGTCAAGGCATCACCTGCCGCACGATCTTTGGGGATACGCCCAAGGATGAGCGCGATGCCATCATCGCGGCCTTCAAGCGCGGTGAAATCCGCGCACTGGCCTCAATGGGTGTGCTGACGACCGGATTCAACGCGCCGGCCGTCGATCTTATCGCGCTGCTGCGTCCCACCAAATCTGCAGGGCTCTATGTGCAGATGGTCGGTCGCGGCACGCGCCTCGCCCCCGGCAAGGAGAACTGCCTGGTTCTCGACTTTGCAGGCAATGTCCGCCGCCACGGACCGATCGATCTGGTCCGCCCGAAACGCCCCGGCGATGGCGGAGGTGGCGAGGCCCCCACAAAGGTCTGCCCGGAATGCGACAGCATTATTGCGCTCTCGGCCACCGAATGCCCTGACTGCGGATACGAATTCCCGGCACGTGAGGTGAAAATCGCCCCCACAGCGGCCACGCTCCCGGTTTTGTCGCCAAAAGTCCAATGGCTGCCGGTCCATGGTGTGTCTTACAGCCGTCATGACAAGCGCGGCGGGCGCCCCTCACTAAAGGTCACCTATAGCTGCGGGCTCAAGTCCTACAACGAATGGGTTTGTGTCGAGCATCAGGGCTATGCGCGCCAGAAGGCGCTCGAGTGGTGGCGCAAGCGCGCGCCGGGCGCCCCGATGCCACGCAACGTCGACGATGCCATTGCGCAGGCGGGGCAACTGGCCCGGCCAACCGCGATCTCGGTGCGCCCGTCTGGCCGCTTTCTTGAAATCTCCGGCTACAGGTTTGATCCATGCGCCACATCCACTCCGGCCTCTGCGCCGTCTGCCAGCGGGAACCTCGCGGGTTTGGTTGGTTCAACCCCGCATTCATTGTCTCAGACCCGCGGCGGGACCAAAGCCGCAAACACCTCTGTTCAGGCACCTGCCAGGACATCTGTCACAGGAGGACAGGTATGATCGATCCCACCCCAAATGAAATGCAGGCAATGAGCGTTGGCGGCCAATATGGTGGCGAATACCTCGAGAGTATCGGCAAATCGGATCTCGCCACCCTGACTGAGACCGAGTGGGACTGCTTCCTTGATGCGGTCGTCACCGGCTATTGCGACCACCTGCGCGCGCTGGCGGGACAAGACCGCACCCGGCTCGACGCAATGACACCGGAGGTGCCCTTCTGATGGCTAATACATCGTATATGGCGCGCTTCGGCGCACGGCTGGTCACCAATGGCTATGGCATCCTGCCGATCGGCCCGGGCACCAAAAAGCCTGGCCAGTTCAAGCGCGGATCATGGGCGGATTATCCGGAATGGAACCGGCACACCGAGCGCCCGACAACCGATGTCGAAATCGCGACATGGTCGACCTGGCCCGATTGCGGTATCGGGATTGTGGGCGGCGCGGTTGCGGCTGTCGATATTGACGTCGTCGAGGATGCGGAACTGGCGCTCCAGATCGAGCACCTGGCCCGCGCGAGGCTGGGGGATACGCCGGCGCTGCGCATTGGCAAGGCACCAAAACGGATGCTGATCTATCGCACAGCAACCCCTTTCCGGGGCATCAAACGTCATCCGCTGGAGGTGCTTTGCCTGGGGCAGCAGTTCGTGGCCTACGCCAACCACCCGGACACTGGCGCGCCCTACGCGTGGCCAGAGGAGGGGCTGGCTGATCTTGATATCACTGAGCTGCCGGAGATTACCGCAGAGATGGCGCGCGCCTTTCTGGATGAGGCCTATGCAGTGTTGCCTGATCATCTGCGTCAACGTGGCCTTGCGACAGGATCACCTGCCACGGAGCACCTGCAGGCCCATAGCCAGATGGGGACATTGCCAGCCATTGAAGCCGCACTGAAATGGCTGCCCAATGCGGAGTTGGATTATGACAGCTGGGTGCGGATTGGCATGGCGCTGAAGGGGGCGCTTGGTGACGCCGGGGGCGATGTCTTTGCGTGTTGGTCGGCGCAGGCGGCAAAGGACGTGCCTGCGGCCACGGTAAAAGCCTGGGCCAGCTTTAAACCCGATCGCATCGGTGCCGGCACGATCTACCACCTGGCAATTGAGCGTGGCTGGCAGCCTGATGCCTCCCTATGTCTGGACGGTGCTGTGGCCTGTGATGGGGAGCACCCAGCGGCGGGGCTGTTGTCGAAGCTCGGAGAACAGTCCGAGGGTGATGAGGAACCAACGGTCACCTCGCCATTCACGCTGGCCATACCGGATGGATTAGTGGGTGATCTGACCGATTACATGCTGTCGACGGCCCGGCGTCCTCAGCCGTTGTTGTCACTCGGTGCCAGCCTTTGCGCGATTGGTGCGCTCATGGGGCGGCAGTATCGCACCGAGAGCAACCTGCGCTCGAACCTGTATGTCGTGGGCATTGCGGATAGCGGATCAGGCAAAAACCACGCCCGCGAGATCATCAACGAGGTCTTTTTCGAGGCGGGGCTGGCCCATCATCTGGGCGGCAACAAGATCGCCTCTGGCGCGGGGCTTTTGACCGCGCTGCACCGCCAGCCTGCGATCCTTTTCCAGATCGATGAGTTTGGCATGTTTTTGGCAGCGGCGGCCGACCGGCGGCGCAGTCCGCGCCACATCACTGAAATCCTCGACAACATGACCGAGCTTTACACGGCTGCGGGCGGGATTTTCCTTGGGGCGGAATACGCGAACAGGGACGGCACGAACGAGCGGCGGGATATCAATCAACCCTGCCTGAGTGTTTATGGCACTACGACGCCTTTGCACTTCTGGGGGGCGCTCCAAGGCGCAAACGTCGTCGATGGCTCGCTGGCACGTTTCCTGATCCTGCCAAGTGATGAGGATTATCCGGACGAGAACGTCGGCGTGGGCATGCGCCAGGCACCACCTGCGCTGATCGCAGGGCTGCAAAGCGTGGCCTCCGGGGGTGGGCACCAGAAGGGCAATCTCGCGGGCAAGACAGCCGATCAGAATACAGCTGTGAACCCGACTATCGTACCCATGACCGAGGATGCTCGTGCCCGGTTTCGGCTGCTCAGCGCAGAGCTGACGGGTGAGTTGCGCGCGGCAAGTGGCACAGCCTTCACGGCGATCCTGGCCCGTATTGGGGAGAACGCATTGAAGCTTGCATTGATTGTCGCGGTCGGGCGCGATCCGACAAAGCCTGCGATCGACCTCTCGGCCGCAGATTGGGCTATCGACTTCGTGCGCCACTATGCGCGGCAAACCATGGAGGCTGTTGAGCGCCATGTAGCGGACACCGAGACAGAAGCGCATTTGAAGCGGTTGAAGGAGATCATTCGGGCGGCAGGTGCGAAAGGCATCGCCAAATCCGAAATCACGCGCGCCTCACAATGGCTCAAGTCGCGTGACCGTGATGAGATCCTGCTGACCTTGATCGAAAGCGGGGATGTCACGACGGGCATGCGCGGCTCATCGACCAAGCAGGCCATGGTGTACAGGCTCGCGCGGTTTAGCGGGTGACCGGAGATCCTTCAAACCGACTGAAGCTGATTTTGAAGCAGGCATTGGGGATAACACCATGAGTTAAAACGGAAAAAAGAAATCCTTCAAATCCTTCAATCTTTCAAGAGGACCCCTTATCCCTATACGCGTACGCGCGCGTTTAAATATTAGGAGAGAAGTACCTATTGAAATATTGAATAATTGAAAGATTATATATTATACATACAGGACAACGACTTAGGGGCGAAAATCTTTCAAGAGCCCTCCCTGAATG